TTCCAGAAATATAAAATTGATACTTCGTGTACCAATCAGGGGCTAATGTTCCAGAAGTACTAGTGTTTATTACTGATAAACCTATCGGAACCCATCCGAATACTGTTTTTATAAAATTCCAAAAAGCGGGTGTTTTAGCTCTAAGCCGGGCAACCCATAAAATAAATAGTTTTTTCATGCTGCTTGTTTTGAGTAAAATTTGATTATTCCTTGTGTAAATTGAAGAGCTTCCGAATGCCGGCGAAATACTAAACCATCTCTCTTTATACCATCCGATGTCAGATAGTGACTGCACCACCAATCGAAAATCAGAGGCGATTTTGCATTTATCAAATTGAACAGAGTACTTGAACTTCCGCAATTGAAACAGAATGAAGCTAACGCCTCTCTCTGATTATCATTAAGTGGAACTGTAATTTTGCGAGCGATCAATAAATAAACCGGTTTCAAATCTGATTCAAGTTCTGCCTCAACTTCTGCATCAGTTTTCAAAGTTCCAAGCGAGTAGGCTAGTGCTTTGTTAGCTATACCTTTTAAAAACTGTCCTTTGTAAATTATTGCATGCCCTATGCCAGAAGTCCATATTCCACCGCAATCCATTTTCGGTTGATAACCGATTAACTTTAAGTCGTCATCATTCACGCTTTCGTAATGACGTATAATTGCATTTTCAAAAATAGTATTCATAATTACGCTGTTTTTCGATTTACACACTTTCCATCAATACAAAAATTCAACTTTATTAGCTCTATTTCTGCGGTATTTGATTGAATTAAATCTTTCATTTTATCAAAGTCTTTTTTAAAGCAATCAAGTTCTGAAATAGCTTCATCTCTTTGCTCAATAGCCTTATCCCTTTGTTCACGCATTTGGTTACGTTCAGTGTGCATAACTTCCCTCTCAGCTATTACATACTTGTTTGTAGCTCGCAAGTCGATAATAGTATCGCGGGAACTCTCTTGCATGAGTACTGAGCTAGCCCTAAACTCTGCAAACATGTTTGTTTCTGCTTTGCGTTTTCCGTACTTACTTGCCCCAATTACAGCAGCTATAACCGTGGCAAAAGCGGTTATAAAGGCTACAAGAATATAAGTTGTTGAGATAGTTATCATTTAGTACAATTTAATGTGTTTACTTGCTTATAATTGCTATTTCAGCATCAGTCAAAATTCTATTATAAAGTAAAGCTTGATCATAATATCCTGATACTTTTTGAATCCCTGCTGTAGAACCAGCACCTATTGATATTCCTGAATCATGACTAGAAATTGTGATATAATCCTCGAGTATTAAGATTCCATCAATATATATTTTAGCTCTACCATCTGAAGAATCTCGAGTTAAAGTTATATTTTGCCATGTATTTGGAATTAATGTACTTGTTGAAACTACAGTACGTGCTCCTCCCCAATCATAATATCCAATTAAACCGTTTATTAAAAAAATTCCCCAGGCAAGTTGTTTTACAAATAATCCATTGTATCCTGACATTGATATATCGGGTAAGTTCACCCAGATACTGATTGTAAATTTACTAACTTTTATTTCTTCAGGGTTTCCCGAAAAACACATAGACTGAGAACTAGTTCCAGTTAAATTGACAGCTCCGTTTTTTTTCCCAATTATCCAAAAATTCGATGATGTTCCTTGCAAAGTCATATCATTTCCTGTTGGACTTGAATCATGAGCTATACTTCCTAATGCTTCATCAAATTTCCACCAACCAACTAGCCCGTTCGTTGGTGGTAATATTGAGCCAGTATTAAAAATAAAAGGATTATATATATACATTTTTTTTGGACTTTTTTGTAATAAAGAAAATTTCATAATTATTATGCTGATAAATCATTAAATGGAATATCCAATGGGGTAATCCCATCTTCCTGCCATCCTGAATTTATATCAAATATCTGCTTTTCTGAATCCGGTGTGCTATTGAAAGTGGCAATATCAATCAACCTACGAGCGTTTGTGTCATTATCAATAGTTCTGCTTTGTACTTCCATTGTACGGTCATAAATAGCCTGCTCTGTCGCTGTCAATGCTACTGTTCCATACTTTGCCATAATTGGAGCATTTACCATGCTCAATTTTGAGAAATCAGATTCAATTGAAACTTTTGTATTTGCTTCAATTTCCCTCTGTTTGATTGATGCAATTAGTTCCGGCAATGATTTAAATACATAATGCGTTGATGTTTGAAACTCGTTTACGTTTACATAAATAGCGTTCTTTTGATTTGTTGGTACTGCATTAACTACAGCATCGTAAACTCTCATATCAGGAACTGAATCAGAAATTACATTAGTCATGATTAAAAGTTCCTCATTTGGATTTGGTAATGCTTGATTGAAATTCGGGTCAATGGATGGAAAATCGAAATTTGATGCTTTGATTTGAAAATCAGCATCGGTTAAACTACCATAATTACGCTCGGTAGTTTTCCACAAAATTAAAATTGCTTTCATGTAAGTTCTTGTATTTTATTCATTAATATTGATGTAACTAAATTTTTTCCGGATTCTGATAATCCAACCTGATTGACGAAAATAGTTCTAATATCACCCACGTTAAATGTAGTTGTAGTAGATGAAAGAATTTGTGTTCCGGCTATTACCAAAGTTCCGGCTGAAATTTTAGGAAGTGTTGAGAATATTGAAACACCGTTTTTCTTAATATCGAAAACAATGTCAAGACTTGCAGGCGCTGTCGTTACTTCAGCGTAAATGCTTTCTGATGTAATTGTGTGCTGTTCTCTTACCGTTTCGCTTACTATCATCCCAGTTTTAATATCCTGATCTAATCCGGAAAGCACATATTCGGCTAGTTCGGTTGAACTTCCATTAGAACCAGGTGTACCATTTGTTACAGTGAATGTGTCTGTAGTATCATCCGTATAAGTGATTGTATAAGTATCTACTAGTCCAATAGTTGAAGTTTTTGCAATAGAAGTTATACTTTTTCCTGAACTTAAATCTCTTAGTTTCGCAAAGTCTTCTTTGGACATAAGTCCATTTTGCAACGCAGTTGCTAAGCCTTGTATTCCTCCTAAACTGTCCCAATTCGCCGAATCATAAGGATGTGATTCGGCCACTGTATTGCCTGCATAGACATAATTCATTCCTGTATCAAGCAAATTATAAACATCTCCATTTTCCGGAGATGTTGGTAATGCTCCGAAATTCGCAACATTACCTTTGCTTCTGTAAACAGCTGCTATCTTGTCGGACAGTTCTGTTTTAGTTGCATAAGTTGTCTTTACGTAATCAGAAGAAAATACAGTGCTTGCTGATGAATTTTCCTCACCGGATACAATATCATCATCTTTCACCAATACATTTTGAAGAATTTTTTCTTCTAAGTCCTGATGTTTTCCGGCATCTATCTTATTCTCAGAATTGGGATAAATGATTGATTTTAGATAACTTATTAATTGACCTCTGTTCATACTCGTGATATTGTCCAAGTCCCCTCAACAGAGAGATCGGATATTTTTAAAAATGGAGTCCAACTTTTGCGACTGAATAAAGTCCCATCGGCGCAAATAGTTCCAAATTCCGAAATGGTCAAACCGTTAGCATCTCCTGACCCTAATTGAAATGTAATAACTAGTGATGATGAACTAGCTGTTATATTAGCAATTGTCAAATCTACAGCATCAGTTATTTCTGTATCTCCTGAATCTGGAGCAGTTCCGTTACTGCCACATTGAACCTTAGTTATATTCTTTCCTGTAATGCCTGACAATGCAGAAAACAAAGCATTGTATCCGCTATCAACAATCAGGTTCTTTTCCTTCTTAGTCTCGATTAATTTTCCATTCAGAAAAAACCTCAACTCTAAAACTCCTATTAATTTTAGTTTTTCCATTTTAATAGAGTTTTATGATTTTGTTTACACAAATAGAAGGGGGCATATTATTGTGCGGCGCTCCTAGTCCTGAATAGTCAGTTACAGACCCAGATATTGCATTTACTCCGTTGTATTCTCCCGGGGACGTAACTACTAAATTCCCGGGGTCTCCATTATCAGAGTTAGAACCACCAAGTGAAATACCTGAATGTTTGTGTTGTCCATTCTCATTTGCACTTAATGCATGCGCTCTTTCACCCAATATGTTTCCTAAAGCATACCCGGTAGTCGCACCGCATTGAATTTCCGTGTAACCTTCTGGAACGTTTGGAATCTGGAAAGTTCCCGCTCCGACGTTAACTCCGTATGGTGATTGATAACCACCAAGATTCAGAAATAAATCATTGTAATCTGTAATTGATAGGCTTCTGCCATCTCTCAAACTCCACCCCGCTGGGATTGTAGTTGATGGTCCATGCCAATCCATTGTTGCACCTGCCGGCATATAAGTTGCGCCTAAAACAGTATTAAGTGTTTCGCGCGTTTTTTGTCCTGTTATTTCTCTATTTCCGTTAGTTGTGAAAATAGTGTTTATGAGTGTTTGAAGTACTGTTAGTGTGTTCATGTTAATGTGTCGTTTTCTATTGAAAAGTCGTTATTAAAGTCGTTATTAAAGTCTCCACCTGATAGAACTAAGTCATCGGTAAGCGATAAGCTATCTTCTAATTCTATTCCGAAATATACCTCGGTTAATATACTCCGGGCATTTTTGTAATAACTGATAAATGATTTTAGCATAGTAAGAGAATTTGCACCAATTACACCTAAATCATTAGGTGTAAGTTCTACCCGAAAGGCACACCATACATTTTCCCCTCCGGGATAAATGGGAACATTCTCTTGTGTACTTTTTGGCGTAAATCCAATTAATGAACAGGCTTTTTTTATCCCCCAAATAGTGCCTATATTTCTGGTCAAATCCTCTGAATCCATCTACATCGAATTGCTTAGCTAACCAGGGTAAAGCGGAAGATTGAACAACATCAACCAGATAAACCATCATAGGTGCTAAGTCTATGTTGTCAAACTGGTTTGATATGATTTCATCAAATATTCCAAGTCGACTATCAGCTACAGCCGAAGCCATTAATTTTCTACCCATTGTTAGACCCTGTTATTGTAATTGTTATTCCCCCTGCTTCAAGTTTTGCAACCTGCCAAGGACTTACCACTAAGTTTCTACCGGTTAAACTTCCGATCGTTGGAATTATCGTTGCAGTTACATCGTATACATTTGATATTCTGCAAATAGATTCTATGTAAGTAGCTACAATATCAAGTCCTAAAGCCTGTTTTTTTGCTGTTGCAAAATCATTTAATATCGTATACAGTGAACTTGTAAGGTCTGACCCTAAAGCATTAGGACTCTTTATTACATTAACCGATAAGCTATACATTAATTCTGTCGGTTCTCTAACGACTACAGTATCTGTCAAAGGTCGTATATTTTCATCACTCAATATTTGTGATATTTTGTCATTTATTGCGGTTGTCGGTATTTCTCCGTTATCCAACAAAGAGAATATATGAACCTCTCCGGCTTTTATCCAGTTTTCGGTATTTGTAAGCGGATTTATACCTACAGTTCCATTCTTTACGCAAACAGCAACAATACCGTTGATAGTTACAAAGCTATTTATGTTGTAAGTAGTTCCGTTATTGTAAGTTGCTATTGTCTCTATTGGAAGATAGTCTCCTAAAGTGGCAATGGCAACATCAGAAATAAGAGCGCTTGCTGTTTTAGCCCAATAGATATAAGCGTTTCGGCTCCCTGCTGTGCTGAATTTAGATGTAGCTAATTGAACACGTGACCTTAATTCGTCGTCACTTTCTTCATCTGAACCTCCGGCGGTAATATTCGTGTTTGTAACCGCTGAAATATAGGCATAAGGGTCTTGAACTGTGTTTATTTCCCCTATTCCGTAGCCGTTACCTGAAACTCCGGTAGTTTGGCAAGTTGCTGAGACTTCAACAGAATCAACTCCAACAGGCACAACTACATCATCATCCGTTGCGAATATCATTTGTCCATCTGCGCTAACAACACGAGTACCTAAAGGAATGGTTACCTGTAAATGCCCGGTTACAATAGTGAATCCAAGCGTACATACTGCTCCCTGAGCCGGAAGACGTGTTATATTGAATAGCGAAGCTAAATAATCTAATACCGGTGCCGTTGAAAAATCAACTAGCATTGACTTTCCGGCAGCATTTACTCTGTTCATCGCAAGTGCCTTGTGATATGCGATTGCTGAGGCTATTATGTATTCGGGCTGTGCCGGCTCAATAGTTTTTCCGCTCAAATTCTCAAAATCTGATAAAACTTCTGATAAAATAACCGCAGGATCGGAATCCACAAAAATTGGGTCTGTTAGTGCCATTTAACTATATTGTTTATCGTTATATGCTTGTGAATATGCTTTCATTTTCGCTACATTATTAGCAGAAATAAGGTCATTTATTGAGAGAGTTGCTTCTATTTTGGTATTTGTTTGAATGTAAATACCCGAAATAGCCACTTTTATATTATTGTCATCGCCAACAATTGGCTTTACCTGCGAAATAGTACATCTAGTCTCCCATTTCTCCAAGTCTTTTATTATCTGAGCTGAAAAATTTCCGCTAAATCCATTATTTGGCTTGTCTGCATATTGATAGATGTAACTACCAAAATTTGGACGCAATGGGTCGCTACCAGGTATTGTATGAAGAATGACATACCAACTTTGAGCTATATCCTCGGCACCTTCCACAGAAACGCCAAATGTGTTTAATGATATACTGCTATCTCCGTTCATTTTGTTGCTGTTAAAGTTATAGTTCCGGTTACTGCTACCGAACCGGCTGTCAATATGGCATCCACGGTAGTCGTATCTATTCCGCGTTTAATGGCATCTGCAATTTTATCAGAAAGTTGGTCGGCAAATGAATTAATAGCATCTTGCTGATCCCCTGTATCTGTTTTCATTGTATCTAGAATTGATACAATATCAGTTTTCAATTGATTTTTATCTATGCTCATGGTTTTGGAATTGGTTTTCCACTAGGTCCTACCGGAGTTGTGTGTAAATGGTTAATCAATGATATTTCCTCGACTCCCGCAATGACATCTCCGGTAACTGTTAGTTTTTTACATTTAAATATGAGTTCTGCTTCAGTTCCTCCATCTATAGTTAGTGTTTTATTTTCTGTATCGTAGGATATAGAAGTCCCATCACTGAATCTATATCCTTCTGTAGTTTCATTTGCCCATTCCGGTATATTTTCATCGTCGGTTATGACCCGGTGCAATATCTCTCCATCCTCACCGTTATCATGCATTTCTACCGCAACCTGACAGGTTATAGGAAATAATTTCACTTCGCTCATTGAGTTTGGCAGAGATAGCCAACCGCTCGTTATGTCTATTTCATCAAAATAAACACGTGCCCGACCTTCTTTTACTTCCGATATGATTCCGTATCTTAGCATAATTATTCTTCTTTTTCTTCTCCCAAACTATCAAAAGCCGTTTCCGATGTTGTCGGTTTTTCCTGCTTAACTCTAGGCACTCGTTTTGGTTTAGGTATTGACCCTGTCTTTCTAATTTCTAATGACATCGTATAGCCTCCCGAACTATCAATCGTATGCGTGGAAGTTGGTATATGATATTTACCTGAACCCATTCCAAAACCGGTTAAATCAAAATTATTTCCGGCTACCATTTGCGGGTCACCGGGA